TATAGTAAAGTTTCATTAGTTTATATTGATAGTGCAGGAACTTTTACAAATGATGATAAATTTTTTGTTGCATTTGTAGCAAGTGGAGAGGATGGTACAATACCCGGATATTTCTATAAGTTTGACACAGGTACATCTGATGCTGATCCCGGTGCTGGAGAAATAGCATTTAATAATGGTACATATGCATCTGCTACAGTAATCTATATTGATGATGCTGATGCTAATGGTGTTACAGTTGTAACAGACCTTTTAACGTGGGATGATAGTACATCTACTATTAGAGGTTATCTAATGATCTATGATATAAACGATAGATCAACATACGCAAGATTTAAAATAACAGGTGCTTCTACAGACGCTAGTGGATATGTAAAACTAGCAGTAGCTCATTTAGCATCTAATAATACTTTTTCAGCTGCTGATGAATTATCAGTTACCTTTGTAAGAAATGGAGATACTGGAGATACTGGAAATACAGGTTCAACTGGAAACACAGGATCAACAGGTTCAACTGGACCATCAGGTACAAACTCACAACTTTCTATGACTTGGAGTAGTGCTACTTCTGATGCAGACCCCGGTGCAGGAAAAATAGCTTTTAATAATGGTACATTAGGTTCAGTTTCAATTTTATATGTAGACGATGCAGATGATGCTTCAGCAGATATTTCTAGTTATGTTCAATCATGGGATGACGTTTCTAACGGAGTGGCAAGAGGAATTGTAACTGTAACTAAAGAAGGAACAGCATCTACTTACGCAACTTTTAAAGTTACTGGTGCAGTTACAAACGCAACTGGATATACAAAAGTTCCAGTAACTCATGTAGTATCTAGTGGTACATTTTCGAACACAGATGGCGTTGGAGTACACTTTAGTTATTCAGGTGTTGATGGTACTGGAAACGTATCTACGGATGGAGTTCAAACTTTAACAAACAAAACTTTAACTTTACCTAAAATAAATGAAGATGTTACAACAACTTCTACTTCAACAGAATTAAATAAATTAGACGCATTAAGTAGAGGAAGTATTATTTATGGTAATGCTAGTGCAGCGACAGCAGTTTTAACTAAAGGTGGTGCAGCAACAGTATTAACATCAGATGGAACAGACATAAGTTGGGAAGCTGTTGCAGGAAGAACTGGAGCAGTTAGTTGGTGTACTACTGCAAAAACTTCTCCATTAACTGCAGCTTCAGCTAAAGGTTATTTTATAAATACAACGGGTGGAGCAGTAACAGTAACACTTCCAAGTTCTCCAAGTGCAGGTGATATAGTTGCAGTAAAAGATTACGCAGGAACTTTTGCATCAAATAATTTAACAATCGGAAACAACTCATCAAAAATAAATGGAGTTTGTGGTAACGATTCACTTTCAACAAATAAAGAATCTATGACATTAGTTTATGTAGATGGTACAAAAGGATGGCTTACTGTTCAAGAAACATCAACAGACGTTCAAGGTAGTCAATTGATTGCTGCTAGTGGTGGAACAATTTTAACTGTTGGAGATTTTAAAACTCATGTTTTTACAGGTGATGGTACTTTTTGTGTAAGTGCAGGAGCAGGACCTTTGGCTATAGCAGATTATGTAGTAGTAGCAGGTGGAGCATCAGGCGGTAGAGGTAGAGGTGGTGGTGGTGGAGCAGGTGGATTTAGATTATCAAACTCTTATGGAATATCAGCTCCAACAATGTCTCCATTATCAAATCCCTCAGGATTAACATTATCACCCGGAGCTTATACAATTACAGTAGGTGGGGGTGGTGCAGTAACAAATACAGGTACTCCTTCTTCAGGTAATTCAGGTACAGTTTCAGTGTTTTCAACAATCAATTCAGCAGGTGGTGGCGGTGGATCAGCAGCTACTGCTTGTGATGCAGAATCAGGTGGTTCAGGTGGAGGAGTGGGTTATGTAGGACCGGGTTCGCCGGGTTCAGCAGGTGCAGGAAATACTCCCCCAGTAAGTCCTCCTCAAGGAAATGCAGGTGGAACAACAACAGCAACAGGTTCAGGTGTGCCAACTCCACAAAGAGCAGGTGGAGCAGGTGGTGGTGCAGGAGCAGTAGGTGGTAATTCGTCTCCGGGAACTTTTGGAGTAGGTGGTATAGGAAGTTTTGTTGCCGATAGTTTTTTTGGTCCAACAGCACCAAGTTATGGAACAGCAGGACCAGTTTCTAGTACAAGATATTTTGCAGGTGGTGGTGGTTCAGGTGGACAATTAGGAGCAGGTGGAGCAGGTGGAGCAGGTGGTGGTGGTGCAGGAAAAGGTACAACTGCAAGTGTAGCAGGAACTGTAAACACAGGTGGAGCATCGGGTGGTTCAGGAGAAGCAAGTTGTTCAACAACTGGAACTGGTGGTTCAGGAATTGTTATGATAAGGTATAAATTTCAATAAGGATAAATAATATGGCTCATTATGCAAAATTAGGAATTAATAGTAAAGTTATAGCAGTACACGTTGTAAATAATCAAGATTGTAGAAACGCAGATGGTATTGAAGATGAAGAAGTAGGTAGACAATTCTTGGAAAGAATACATGGTTATCCTCTTTGGAAAAGAACTTCTCGCAATACAACAAATGGAATACATTTAAATGGTGAAATACCTTTTAGAGGTAACTATGCAACAATAGGTATGATTTATGATGAGGACAATGATATTTTTATTTATAAAAAACCTTATGCTAGTTGGATATTAAACGTATCACAAGCTAAATGGGAATCTCCTATAGGTAATCAACCTACAATATCTGAAGAAGAAAAAGACACACATCATTATGTGTGGAATGAATCTAACCAAAGTTGGGATAAAGAAGAAATATAAAAATTTATGAAAGAGGTGATGCTTTCTAAAATAAATTTAATTAGTACATATTTTAATTTACAAAAAATTTATTAATTATGAATTTATCTAATTATTATTGGTATTTTCAATCCGCAATACCTTCAAGAATATGTGATTTAATTGTCAAATATGGTAAGGCAGAGAAACAAAGAGAAGTTATGGCTATCACAGGTGGTTTTGGTAGAGATAGAAATTTAAATAAAAATCCTCTTAACAAAAAAGAGGTAAAAAATTTACAAAAGAAAAGAGATTCAAATATTGTTTGGATGTCAGATGAATGGATATATAAAGAAATACGACCATATATTCATGAAGCCAATAAAAATGCAGATTGGAATTTTGAATGGGATTTTTCAGAAGCGTGTCAATTTACAATATATAAAAAAAAACAATATTACGATTGGCATTGCGATAGTTGGGATAAACCTTACATAGATGATGGACCTACAAAAGGTAAGATAAGAAAGTTATCTGTAACAGTAACTTTAACAGACCCAAAAGAATACACAGGTGGTGAGTTAGAATTTGATTTGCGTAATTTAGAACCTGATAAAAAACCTCATTTAAAAACTTGTACACAAATATTACCAAAAGGATCAATAGTAGTTTTTCCTTCCTTTGTGTGGCATAGAGTTAAACCAGTAACAAAAGGAGAAAGAAATAGTTTAGTCATTTGGAATCTTGGCTATCCATTTAAATAATATGAATAATATAAAACAAGGAGGAAGTAACAAATCTAAAAACCACGTAGATTTTAAATCTGGATTTTATTTTCAAACACCTATATGGATTGCCGAAGCACCTATGTTTCTTAAAAGTGCAATTAAAGTTACTGATAAATACATTAAAAAAGCTGACAACTTATTAAAAAATAATTTAAAAAAAGAACCTCAATGGAAACAAAATATAGGTGATTTTGGTTTATCAAAACATAGTGATAATTTTTCAGACGATCCTAAGATAAAAGATTTAATTGAATTTATGGGTCAACGATCTTATGAATTTTTAGATTGGCAAGGTTTTGATTTAAAAAATTACAATTTACATTTTACAGAATTTTGGGTTCAGGAATTTAGTAAAAAAGGTGGTGGTCATCACGATACCCATGTTCACTACAATCAACACGTATCAGGATTTTATTTTTTAAAATGTTCAGATAAAACATCTTACCCTGTATTTCACGAGCCAAGACAAGGTGCAGAAATGACTAAGTTGCCATTAAAAAATCAATCACAAGTTACGTTAGGCACAAATCAAATTCATTACAAACCTCAACCCGGAATGATAATTATATTTCCTAGTTATGTTCCACATCAATTTACTATTGATGCAGGTTTAGAACCATTTAGATTTATTCATTTTAATATTAAAGCTATTGAAAAAACAATTTTAACAAAAGAAAAAAAATAATGAGTTTTAAAAAAAATAAATATTGTGTAATTAAAGAAGCTGTACCTAAAGATATAGCTACATTTGTTTACAATTATTTTATGATGAAAAGACAAGTAACTAAAACTTTGTTTGATGAAAAATATATATCAAATTTTACAGAAGAATGGGGTACATGGTCAGATGATCAAGTTCCAAATACTTATTCTCATTATGCAGATATAGCTATGGAAACTTTATTGATAAGAACCTTACCTGTTATGGAAAAAAAAACAGGACTTAAATTAAATCCTACTTATTCGTATGCAAGAATATATAAAACTGGAGATATTTTACATAGACATAAAGATAGATTTAGTTGTGAAATATCTACCACGTTAAATTTAGGTGGTGATCCTTGGTATATTTATTTAGAACCTAAAAAAAACGTAGGTCTACCAGATGGTAAAAAAATAACTTCATCTAGCAATAACAAAGGAACTAAAGTTATTTTAAAAGCAGGAGATATGTTGGTTTATAAAGGTATGGAATTAGAACATTGGAGAGACGAATTTCAAGGAGATAATTGTTGTCAAGTTTTTTTACATTATAATAATAAAAAATCTAAAGATGCTGATAAAAATATTTACGATAAAAGGAAACATTTAGGACTACCTGCTTGGTTTAAAAAATGATACCTTTTTAAACTATTTTTTTAATCCACCTACCTTTAT